ATGGAGAGAAGGAATCAGGCAAAAAGCCTTGCCGGAGTATCCCCCGACTATCCCCCGGCGGGCGCGCTGGCGCATTCGGGGGAGCGCGAGAAAAAGATCGTGGCGGCGAACCAAGCGGCGATAGATGCGCTGCCGGCGGTGAGCGGCGATTGGAGCGTGAAGGGCATACCGGGCCTGATCGTGCGCTGCCGGGCGCAGGTGAAAAGCTACGTGATCCAGCGGCGCATTCGGGGCGCTCTCGTGAAGCGGACGCTGGGCGAAATGTCATTGAAGGCGGCGAAGGCCGCCGCGATGAAGGAATGGGCGCGGCTGAAACCCAAACCGCCGGGCGCCGGGATCACGTTGGGCGAGGCGTGGCGGCAATACCTCAACGAAAAGCCGCTGGCGGAAACCACGAAGAAACTCTACGGCGAAAACCTGGACCGATACCTCGATCACTGGCGGGACCGTGCGCTGGAAACCATCGGCAGCGACCGCGCCGGCTTGAGGGCGCGATATCACGAGCTGGTGCGCGATCCCGGCAAGGCAACGGCCGCAAGCGTCATGCGGACCCTGGCGGCGGTGTATCGGTATCAACGGCGCGTGAATCCCGATCTGCCGGAGTGCCCGACCATCGTAATCGACCTGCCGCGGATCAAGCCGCGGGACTGGGCGCTCTCGCCTGAAGAGTTGTGTGAGTGGTGGGCGGCAGTGCAACGACTGGGGCCGGTGAAACGGGCGTGGTGGCTGACATGCCTGCTGACCGGCGCGCGCCGCGGCAGCGTGGAGGCGCTGCGCTGGGCGGATGTGGACTGGGAGAAAAAGATGCTGCTGTTCGGCGTGGCGAAGGGAGGCCGGCCGTATATCGTGCCGGCGGCTGATCGGCTGCTCGTGCTGCTCAGGGAATACCGAGAAAAGGAAGCCCCACCGAGCGAGTGGGTATTCCCTTCGCGCGCACGGCCGGATCAGCACCTGAAAAAAGTGCGGGATGACAAGCGGGGTCTGCTCAGCCCTCACCATCTGCGGCATACTTATCGAACGACGCTCGCGCAATTGGGAGTCGGGACCGATCAAGCCCGGATGCTCATGGGGCATTCGTTGGGCGGCGACGTGAGCCGCGACTATATCACGGCGGCGCTCGTGGTGGAAAGCCTGAGGCCGCTGTCCAATGCCGTAGCGGACAGATACGCGGAGGTGATCGGATGGGAAGCATAATCGAGCGGCTGGACAAACAAGCGCTGGCTCGCATGGAGGCATCGACAGCGCGCTACATGACCGAATGGGTACCGGCGGTCGAACGTTACGGGAATCGATCCCCCGTGATGGATGGGCGGTTGTTCGGCGACTTGGCGGCGCATGAATTCAGCGGGCTGTTGGGGGCGGGCCTGGACGTGAGCCGTTCAATGGAGGAATTCGAGACTTTCGCGCGCGGTGACGCGCCGCAATTATTGTGCGCGCGCCTGGCGGCGATGCCATTCATCGGTCCGCAGATGATGGAAGAGTTGGAACAAGGGCTGATCTTTTTTTTGTCGGGTATGAACCCGTGGACGGATATACCTGAGTCTGAGCGCGATCAACACTATCATGTAGGCGCGCCCGTAGGGGAGGCGCTGAGCCACACGGCGCTCGAATGGCGCGCGCGGGCTCTGGAAAGAGTCGCGGAGGGCACGCTGCCGGAAGCAGATGAACCGAAGCCCGAGGCCGCGGCGCCGATGCCTGAAGATGAACTGGTGATCTACCGCCTGAATCTGCTGAAGGCGTATCGGGATGCGACCGGCGCGAGTGAATACGCGATCTACAACGCGGCACAACACTCTTGCCACAAGCCTGAATTCTTGGCGTGGAAGGGGGGCAAGCTGCCCGCGAAGTCCCAAACAGCGCAAAGCCTGGAACGATTCCTTGAATCGAAGGCTGAACCCGAGCCGCGCCCGAAGAAATCTACCGATCTACCACGGTAGAAACATTCTTCTTCCCTATTGTTTTCTGCCGTAGGGCATGCCGCACACTGCGGGCATGCAGGTACTTACGGCGACAATCGACCAATGTCAGGCGCGCTGGGTGACGGATCGTGAGTTAGGGCGCATCATCGGTATCGCGGCCCAGACACTCCGAAATTGGCGCGTGCTCGACGCCCGCGACGGGCGGCGGCGAGGCGGGCTGGTCTATCGGCGCTTCGGCGATTCCGTAAGATATTGGCTTGATCCAGCGCTGCTTGAGGGGCGCCCGTGACGGCCGCGGCGATCGCCGCCGCGCTGGGCGGCGCGCGGAAGATCCGGAGCGGGTGGCAAGCGCGATGTCCGGCGCATGCGGATCGTAACCCATCATTGAGCGTGACTGACGCTCATGACCGAGTGCTCGTGTACTGTCACGCAGGCTGCCCGCAGGCGGCTGTGATCGAGGCGTTGCGCGAGCGCGGGCTGTGGCCGGCGCGCGAGCGGCGAGACAACGGCACGGCCGGCGGCGGCGAATGGATCACCTGGCGCGACGACATCCGTTATCCGACGGGCTGGGGGCGCATCGTGCGGGAGTACGTCTACCGCGATGCGACGGGCCGGGAGGCATTCAGCACATTTCGACTGAACCCGAAGGACTTCCGCATCGGTCATCGGGATACGGCCGGGAAGTGGACATGGAAGCAACCGGCTGCTTTGCTCCCCTATCACCTGCCCGAGCTGATCGCCGCGCCGATGGTCTGCATCGCCGAGGGCGAGCGGGATGTAGAAGCGCTACGCGAGTGGGGCTTCGCCGCGACGTGTAACCCCGGCGGCGCGGGCAAATGGCGGGCCGAATGGGGGCCGCTGTTCAGGGGCAAGACCGTGCTCATATTACCGGACGATGACGAGCCCGGCGTGCGCCACGCGCGGCAGGTAGCGGAGGCGCTGCTGCCCTATGCGGCACGCCTGGGAATCGTCCGGCTGCCGGGCGTGAAGGATGCAAGTGAGTGGTTCGAACGGGGGCATGGCGAGGTTGAGATGTGCCGGTGGATCGACGCGGCGCTGGCGCCGTGGGAGGTGGAGCATGCAGCGTGAGGCGCCGGCGGTGATGGCGATTCGGTCCGTCGAGGATATCGAGGCCGCCTTCGGCGCGCCGACGCGCCCGGAGCGTAAGTTTAGGCCCGAGGCCGTGCGCACGCCCGAGCAGGCGCTGGGCGCGCTCAACTGTTTGCCTGTGTGGGACGGGCGTATCATTTGGGCCAGCTTTTCACGCCGCGGGAATACTCTCACTGGCACTACCAGTGACGGCGAGCAGGTACGGTTCGACGTTGACAAGCTAACGCGGTTCGCGCATGCGCAGAGCCGCATCTTGGATGCGCTGGGCGTAGGGATTCGCTCCCCGCGGCGCGGGCAGATCGGCGAAACGTGGCTTGTGGCCGCAGAGCTGATGATGCGGGCTGTATCCGATACGGTGGATGCCGGGGCGCCTGAAGATGATCTCCGGGCCGATCTGGTGCGCTGCTGGCGACTGGCCGGCGAGCCGCAGACTGATCGTGAGCGGCTGGCGGGCTTACTCTGGGTGCTGAAGTATTACCGGCGGGAGCCTTATCCAGAGGCGGCGCCGGCGGCGGTGTTCCTGTACGCCGGCGAGGTCTGCACATACCTGCCCGTGCTCCGCGAGTGGTTGAGCACGCCAGCGGGCGGGAACCGGCGCCTGACGCTACCCGTGCTCCGCGAACAAGCTGGGCTGATCGGCCTGAAGCCGCGCGAGGTGGACGTTGAGGGCGAGCAGGGGCGCCTGAATCTGACCCTGTGGACTGGACCGGCGGAGGCACTGGGGGATGAGTAGCGTTCCCGGAATTACCGGAATTACTTTCACTGTAAGTCACGTTTGGAACTACTTGCTATCCCCTATACTTACGTAACTACTTATAGGGGGAAGGAATGTTGTTCCAAACGCGACATAGTGCCCGAGTAATCCCGGTAATTCCGGGACAACGGAAAGAGGATGAGATGAGCACTTCGAGCGTTTTGCTTTTCACGCGCGACGGATGGCGCGAGATGGACGATCCGGCGCCGTTCATCGGCATGGAGGATTTAGGCGACCGGATGGCGCGGGCGGGCTTCGAGCCTTCGATGGATGAGTACGACGTGCCCGGACTGAATCTGTTCATCTGGCGGCGCCTTGAGCCCGCGCCGCAGTACTACGTTGAGATCGCAGATAGCGCGGGCTGCTTGCTGGAGTTCTACGTCACGGACGGTCCCGCACTGCTCGACATCCTGCCGCGCGTGGCGGCGCTGGTGCGCGACTTGAGGCTGATCGAGGTGGACACTTCGAGCCTGCTGTGTGATCTGCATACGCTCGCGGTTTCGCGGCTGGAGAGACGCCGATGAGCCGCCGCCTAAGGATTTTTTGGCGCCTTCGCGGGGGGGTGGGCCGATTGCACAACCTCGCTAGCGACAAGCCTCAAAATGTGGTTGGTTTGACACATTACTGTGGTAATCTGGACACAGCCAATGCTTGACCGCCTCCGAAACGCCTGGCGCACGTTGACCGCGCCGCCGACCGCGGCCCGTGGCGTCCAGTGGGCCGCCGCCTCGCCGGTTTCGCGCCTCAAGGACTGGTCGCCGGCGCCTGGCGCGGCAAACTCGCCGTGGTCGAACCCTTCCATCTTGCGCGCCCGGGCGCAACACGAATTTGCCAACAACCCGCTGGCCCGCCGCGCGGTGGACGCGCTGACCAACGCCTGCTGGGGCGGCTCCGGCGTCACGCCGATGTTCACCGACCGCGGCATTCAACGGCTGTGGGAGGGCTGGACGCGCGGATGCGACGCCTCCGGGCGGTTGGACTGGGTAGGACTGGGTGCCGCGATTCTCCAGACCGTGCTGGTGAGCGGCGAGTGTTTCGTCGTCCTGCGTATGGACGAATCGGCGGCGGGCGTGCCCCTGACGCTTCAGGTTCTCGGACCCGAGTTTCTCGACGAGAGCCGCATAGATGAGCGCACCTTGGCCGGGATTCGGTATGAGGGCTTGCGCCCGGCGGGTTACTGGCTGTTCAAGCAGAACCCGACGTTGAGCGGCGCGAACCTCGAGTCGGTCCACCTTCCGGCGTCTGAGTGCCTGCACGTTTACCGCCCGCTGGGACCCGGCGCTCAGCGCGGGCAATCCCGGCTGGCGCCGGTGCTCATTGCGCTCCGGGAGCTTGATGAGTACCTGCAAGCCGCGTTGGTCCGCAGCAAGACGGGCGCGCTATTCGCGGGCTTCGTGCGCACCGCTGACGGCGGCAACCCGCTATCGCAGAACGGCGCGGTTCCTGGGCTCGAACCCGGCTCGATGGTGAAACTTCAGCCGGGCGAAGACATCGAATTCTCCGAGCCGCCGGCGATTGAGACGGCTTTTGACCCGTTTGTGCGCACGCAAATGCGGCGGATCGCGGCGGGCCTGGGGATTCCGTATGAGTTGCTGAGCGGCGACCTTTCGCAGGTGACGTTCGCCAGCGGCCGCGCGGGGCTGCTCGAGTTTCGCCGGACTGTGGAGGCCGTCCAGTATGGGCTGCTGGTTCCGCTGTTCTGTGAACCGGTGTTGCGGCGCTGGGCCGACCTGGCCCGCCTGGTTGGCGTGCTGCCGCCCGACGCCGATACCACCGTGCGGCGCTGGGTGGCGCCCGAGGTGGAAATGCTCGACCGCCGGGCCGAAGTGTTGACCGACCTGCTCCGGGTGCGAGCGGGCTTTGCTTCACGGTCCGAGATCGTTGGCCGAACGGGCTGGCGCAGCGAGGATGTGGACGCAGAGATTTCGCGCGACAATGCGCGCGCGGATTCGCTGGGGCTGACGTTCGATTCCGACCCGCGCAAGACCACGCAGCAAGGGCAGCCGACGCCGGCCGCGGCTGAAAAGGAGGCGGGGCAATGATTCACAGACCCCCGTGGGGCGGGCCGGACCGATGGGACACGCGCGACCGCTACGACCTGGCGAACGCCTACCGCCTGCTGCGACAGTTACAAAGCGCACTCAACCGTGTGCCCGAGCCCAAACTGGGGCGGTTGGCGGACCTGCGCGACACCTTGGAGAAATTTCATGAAACACGACCTTTTCACCCGAAACGCGACGTTTGAGCCCGCGACGTTCGACGCGGAGCGGAATACGGTTCGCGTCACATTCTCGACGGGCGCGGACGTGCGGCGCCGCGACTTGGAGGGCGAGTTCATCGAGCGGCTGAGCCTTGAGCCCGAGGCGGTGGACCTGACGCATTTTCGCGGCGCGCCCGTCCTGAACAACCACGACCGATTCACGGGCGTTGAGGCTGTTCTGGGCATCGTCGAGGATGCCACCGTGGACGGGGCGCGCGGCGAGGCCGTGGTGCGGTTCGGCGCACGGCCGGAGATTGCCGGCGTGGTGAGTGACATTCGCGCGGGCGTGATTCGTTCGGTTTCCGTGGGCTACACCGTCGAGGCCTGGCGCGAGGCGCGCGCAAACGGCGACCGCGTGAAGACCGCGACGAAGTGGGCTCCGCGGGAGTTGTCATTCGTCGCGCTGGGAGCCGATCCCGGCGCGCAAGTTCGATCTTCAGGAGGTTCCGCGATGGAACAGAATCAGACAAGCGACCTGCGAGCGCAGGCGCGCACCATTGCCGCGGCGCTGGCGCTGCCCGAAACGACGGCCGATGAGTTGGCAACGCGGCACGAGACCATCACGGCGATTCGCGAGGAGTTGATCCGCGCGGCCGCCGCCCGGCAGCCCGCGATTGACAGTCGCGCGCCGCATGCGGCCGTCACGCGCGACCGCACGGACGGGCTCATTCAGCGCATGGCGGACGGGCTCTTTTCGCGCGTGAGTCCGGCGCACAAGCCCGAGGCGGGCCGCGAGTTCGCCTACTTCACGCTGACCGACTTCGCGCGGCGCATCCTGAGCGAGCGAGGCTTGAGCACGCTGGGCAGCGGGCCGGATCTGCTCCATCGGGCGCTGCACTCCACGAGCGATTTTTCCGCACTGCTCGCCGAAGCGTTCAACAAGGCCCTTTTCGCCTTGCGCGCGGCGCCTGCGCCGATCACTCAGGTTTTCCGGCGCACGACGATGAACGACTTCCGTTCGCGCCACGTCCTCGAGGTGAGCGACGGGCCGGCGCTGGCGAAGGTGGGCGAGACCGGAGAGATCACCTACGGCACGCTCGAGGCCCGCGAGTTGGCGAGCTACCGGCTGGACTCCTACGCCCGCGCCTTCGTGCTTTCGTTCCAGACGCTCACGAATGACGACACAGGCGCGCTGGGTGACATCGCCGCGAAGATGACTCGCGGCGCGCGCGCGTGGTTCAACGGCTTCCTGGCCGATACCATCATTGCGAACCCTTCGCTGAGCGACAACAAGGCCGTCTTTCACAGCGATCACAACAACCTGGCGGCGAGTGGCGCCGCGCCGAGCGACAACACGATTTCCGCTGCCAAGCTGGCGATTCGGAAACAAGTAGACGCGAACGGTAACCCGATTGGCGCCGCGCCGCGGTTCATCCTGGCCGGGGCCGCTTCCGAAGTCACCATTGACAAGCTGCTCGCCACGCTGTATCCGACTTCGAGCACGGACGCCGAGACTGCCGCGCGCGGGCTGGTTCCGCTGATCGAGCCGCGATTCGACTTGAAGAATCACGCGGCGTGGTATGTGCTCTGCGATCCATCCGAGGCCGCAGTTTTCGAGTATGCCGAGCTCCAGGGCTACGAAGGCCCGCGCGTGGAGTCGCGGCAGGGCTTCGACGTGCTGGGTGTGGAGTTCCGCGTTGTGTGGCACCTGGGCGCCGGCGCGGTGGACCATCGCGGCGGGTTCAAGAATCCGGGGGCTTGAGCATGACATTGGAAGAGCTGCAAGCCAAGCGGGACGAGGTGCTGCGCTCGCTGGGCGTCGTGCGAGTCCAGTACGGCGAGCGGAGCGTTGAGTTCGCGCGCCAATCGGACGTGCTCTCCGCGATTGACCGCGAGATAGCGCGGCTGCAATCGCCGCAGAGTCGAGTGTTCACAATTCAATCAAGTAGAGGTCTCTCATGAAGAACTACATTCAGCCCGGCAAAACAATTCCCGTCACGGCGCCGGCCGCCGTGACATCGGGCGATCTGGTGATTGTGGGCGCAATTATCGGCGTGGCCGCCCACGACGCCGCCCAAGACGCGGTGGTTGAAATCAGCACGGAGGGCGTGTTCGATCTCCCGAAGGTCTCAACAGACGACGTGGCCGCGGGCGATCTGCTGTACTACGTGGCCGCCACGAAGAACCTGACGAAAACCGCCGGCACGGGCAGCAAGCCCCTGGCAGGCGTCGCGGTGACCGCGGCCGGCAGCGGCGTTGCTACTGTCCGCTGCAAGCTGGGCGTGCATGGGCTCACGGGGCCGGCGGCGTAACAACGACCTTCGGCTTCGGCCGGAGCGGGGGGTGGCGCTCAAAACTCAATTCCGGTGGCTGGCCGCCGCCCCCCGAAGATTTTGGTCTGCTGCGCGGCTACTCCTTGCCGCGCGGCGGAGGGGCCGGGCTTTCCCTCCTTTCGTCCCGGCGGGCCGCCTCCCCCCCTCTGCGCGCCCCCTCCGCGCGCATCGACGGCGGCACTTGACGGGGCGTGGCTGCGGCGATGCCGCGCCCCGCTTTTTTCTGACATGGCACGAGTAGTGAGTATCGAGCGCAAGATGACGAAGGCCGAAGCCGACCGGCGCAAGGCCGTAGCGTTGGCCGAATTGCGCGAGCTGGAACTGCGCCAGAAGCGCGGCGAGCTGCTGGCGGTAGCGGACGTGCGCCGAGAGTGGGCCGAAGGTTACGCAGCGCTCCGGGACCGTATTCTCGCACTGCCCGACCGTCTGGCGGCGCGGCTGGCGGGGCGCGGCGAGCAAGAGGTGCGCCTGCTGCTGCGCGATGAGCTGGAAGAGTGCCTGCGAGGCTTGCATGCCGACGGCTGACCTGGAGGCCCGCGAGCGGGCGCGGCAGGTGCGCCGGGAGGCGCTGGAGGCGCTGCTGCCGCCGCCGCGTTTGACCGTGAGCGATTGGGCCGACCGCTACCGCATCCTGGACAACACTTCCCCCGAGCCGGGCCCGTGGCGCACGGATCGGACGCCCTTCCTGCGCGAGATCATGGATTCGCTTTCCCCGGCCGCGCCGTGCGAGCGCGTGGTCTTCATGAAGGCCGCGCAGGTGGGCGGAACCGAGGTTCTGCTCAACGCTTGCGGCTACCTCATGGCCTACGCTCCGGCGCCCGTGCTGATGGTTCAGCCATCCGTGGAGATGGCGAAACGCTTCAGTAAGCAACGGCTGGATGCGCTGATCGATACGACGCCGGCGCTGCGCGGCAAGGTGAAAGATCCGCGCAGCCGCGATTCGGGCAATACGATCCTGATGAAAGAATTCGCCGGCGGCGTGCTGATCCTGACCGGCGCGAATTCCGCCGTGGGCCTGCGCAGCTTGCCGGCGAAGTACGTCCTGGCCGATGAGCTGGACGGCTGGCCGGCGGACGCCGATGGTGAGGGCGATCCCTTCACGCTGGCCGTCAAGCGGACCGCCGCGTTCGGCACGCAGCGGAAGATCCTGGCGGTTTCGACGCCCACGATTGAAGGCGCGAGCCGGATTGAGGCGCTGTACCGGCAGAGCGATCAGCGGCGCTTCTTTGTGCCCTGCCTGCGCTGCGGGCAGATGCAGACGTTGGTATGGGGCAACGTGAAATGGGACGAAGGCCGGCCGGAGACGGCGCGGTATCAGTGCGAGGCCTGCCAGTGCCGCATCCCGAATCACGAGAAGACGGAAATGCTCGTGCGCGGCGAGTGGCGCCCGACTGCGAAGGGCGACGGCCGCACGCGCGGCTATGCGATTTCCGCGCTGTATGCGCCCGTGGGCTGGCCGGGCTTCCTGGAGCTGGCCTGCGAGTGGTGCGAGGCGTCAAAGAGCCGCGAGACGCTGCAAGTGTTCATCAACACCGTGTTGGGCGAGACCTGGCGCGATGAGGCCGCGGTCCCGCTGGATGCGGACCTGCTCTATGCGCGCCGCGAGCCGTTCGCGGCCGAGGCGCCTGCGGGCGTCTGTCTGATTAACGCCGGCGCGGACGTGCAAGGCGACCGGATCGAGGTGGAGATTGTCGGCTGGGGGGAGGGCGAGGAAAGCTGGAGTCTGGCTTACCACGTCCTGTACGGCGATACCGGACAGCCCGAAGTCTGGAGCGACCTGGACCGGCTGCTCGCGCGGCAGTGGCGCCACGAAAGCGGACTCATGCTGCCGGTGAGCGCGGCGTGCATTGACGCGGGCCACGAAACGGCAATCGTGATCGAGTTCTGCGCTTCACGGCGCACGCGGCGCGTGTACCCGATCAAGGGGCAGGCGGGATTCGGCAAGCCGATCTGGCCGCGCAAGGCCGCCACGGGCGGGCGGCATCGCGGCGAGCTGTTCATGCTGGGCGTGGATTCGGCGAAAGAGAAGGTCTACTCGCGGCTGCGCGTGGAGCGGCCGGGGCCGGGCTATTGCCACTTCCCGCTGGGCCGCGAGCGCGACTGGTTCGACATGCTCACGTCAGAGCGCATCGTTTTCGAGCGCGGCGAGCGAAGGTTTGCGAAGCCGGCCGGGGCGCGCAACGAGGCGTTGGACTGCCGGGCCTACGCAACGGCTGCGCTGCATGCGCTCTACATGAGCGGCTTCAAGCTGGCCGAGCACGTCGCGGCGTTTCGGGCGCATGGCGCGGCGGCGCCGCCTGCGGCTGGCTACCAAGTGGCGCGGAGCAGTTTCATTACCGGGAGGTGACCATGTGGATTCGGCTGATTCGTCTTCGACCCTGGCTGACGCGCGCGCAAGCGCGGCAGGCACAGGAGCGCCGCCGGTGGCTTGTGGTGCGTTCCCCGTGGCTGGAGCGGCGCCATGACTGGCTGCAATGACCAAGTACCGGTCTACGACCCGGACGGGCATTTGCTATTTCACGCTGAAACCTGGTGCGTGCTGCGCTGTGGCAACCTGCGGCTGATTCGCAGCCGCAAGGGGCATGTCAGGCGGGCCTACGTCAAGGCCGATGCCCCCACGCCCTGGTTGGAGCGGCTGCTGGCTACCGGGCGCGGGAGCCGCTTGGGTTGGTGTGTCTGGCAGCGATTGGACGACGGTCACAAGGTGCGGGCGCTGCGAGGGGTGCGGGGCAGCAGGTAG